AATCCGAAAGATAAACCGAGTAAACTGGAGCATCAGCAATAGTCTGAGCATTCGTCGCATCATTAAACTGGAAGGGGAATAGGTCTGTAGCACCAACATCATTCGCGATATTGACCGTAGCATTACGTCCTAAATCAAGTCCAACCTTTTTAGCAGAGTTAGGAGGTTTATCTACGACACCAGCCATACGATTATCATAATGCGGAGCGTGGGACATACACCTCTGACTCAGATACTGCTCGCGTTCCTTATTGCTGTCGTTAGCCACGAAAACGGACTGATACGCATGAAAATCAGAGTAGTCGGAGACGGAGCATACGACTTCTTGACCGATGGTAAGGGTTGCAGTCTGAATAAGATTAGAAACTCCGACATTCAAAGGATAGAAGGCATCAGCCGTAGTAAGTGGAGTAATACCAAGAGTAATTTTAGAATCCGAATGGAGGAAACCGGCTACTCTCGACAGAGTAAATCTCGCACGATCTTGACTAATAGTAACTGGGTCAATTACATCTGTATGTATCACTTGGGTGAAATCGCTATCAATTTCACCCATCTTAAGAATATCCGGAATCCGGTCGCTGGTCACTTCTTTATCTGATTTGTCCATATTTTATAATACAATTATATATTATAATTTTAAGAAATAAAAAAAAGTTAAAAAATAATCATTAGAAAATATTTACATCTGGACTTGGACTCCCATGGTATCAGACCATGCTACAACAACCTTCGACTTAATGAAAAGATAAGCAGAAATAGGGTTGCCGTCAGTCAATTCGTTGGTCATCTGAATAGAAAATTGGGCGTCAACCATCGAAACTCCTTGTGAATCTAACTGGTCATACAGAACCCCAACGCCATATGCGGCTCCGGTATCAGGCATAACACGATAACCATCCACGGCTGAATCATTAACTACAAAATTCCGATTAGTATTTTCCGGACCGACAGACGTGCGAAACTGAGTGGCTTCCGGAATAATAGAAGACATGAATCCCTTAATAACTTGAGGATCTACCACAGAAGTGAGATTGTTTGCAGAGCGAACACTCTGAACCTCGAATGAGGAAGGGAAACGCTCGCCATTACGTAGGAAGGATATCGTCTGGAGATTGGCTAACTGACCACCACCAGCAGAAGCCAAGGAAGGCATATACGTAAGATAACCATCTTGACCCAGATTATTTACAAAGGTTGCAGGTACGAAATTTACAAATGCACCTAATACCTTAGATAATCCAAGATTGAAATTGATAATCGCATTAGTAGACTCAATGGTTGAGAAATAGGAAGTAATCGAGTTAAATGCTAACATTCCCTTGTCAGGGCTGGGAACACCAACATGAACCTCACATGATAATTCTAAACCACTTAATTCATAAAAAGCATTAGCAGAATCAGCAGTAGTGCCGTCAGAGGTGTAGAAAAACTGGGAATCACTAGCAAGATGAATTTCTATTTCAAGGGGAACTTTTGAAAGTGGTAGTTCGGAAACGCCGGCGGTGAGTCCACTAGGAATCGGAATGCAAAATGGAGATGAGGTGGTGTTACGGATAACATTATCACGATACGACTGATAATTAGGCATAATCAGAGCCGTCTCCCCAAGGTGACCGCTGACATCTTGCATCGCTGAAATCGTCGGTAGCATACTTGACATGAAACGTCCATAATGTCTTATGTGTTCGATGACAGCCTTTGTCTCTGCATGGCGAAAAACTACTTGATCTATGGCAGAATAAACTCCTAGTTTATGAGAACCACGGAGTTTGGGAGACGCGGCGGCGGAAGGATGAGTAGTTCCAGCGGCGTTGCTCCAAATATCAAGATCACCAGATAGGCGAAGAGACGCTAAATCAAGGACAGCATCTTGTCTGCCCAGCGTTACAGTAATGATTGGGTTACCACGAGCGAAGGAAACCTTACCACTGGAGGGAACATTATCCGGCTGAATAGAAAGATATTTCTGAGTGCGAGTCGTAGTCATTTTATATTTAGTATATATAAAAGAAATAAAAACAAAAAATAATAAAAAATCATTAGAAAATAAATTTACAGAGTAACTACTACCGAATCTCCCTTGATGGTAATCCGTCGAAGATGGAACATGAAAGCCATCAGAAGTTTATTCTTCACCGGAGGACGATCAACGCCAGCAACCGATGATTCGTTGTATTGTAACTGCAACTGATTGGATACATTATTGAGATTTGCTACACCGATACCGCTTGAATAGGCTCGTCCGATTAAGAAATTACGATTATATTCCGCGAAAGACCGAGGCGGAATTCCGGCTTGTTTCAGTGCTTTCTCTAACTCAATTAGGGGCTGTGCCGCGATACTCACACCTTTATTGATTTTTGATACTACGATAGGTCTGCTTGGGACTAATTTTTGATTTACAAGTAATTGATAATTGGTCAACTGGTCTATGATTCCGGTCTGTCCAGACCTAATAGAATGAAGGCGGTCATCCATACCAGCCGTAGTCTCAATATCATATGTGGTTGAAAGACCACCAATCAACTCAGCCGTATTATAAACCGTAGCATCTGTAGCCATAACAATTGTTGATTTTACACGAGTATTGGAACAGGCGAGATCCACCGTTGCTTGACGATTACTGGCTAAAAGTGAATGTTTGATATTAGTGCATGAATGGATATCTAATTCAATTGAACCACCTTCTCTCATCTTACATACCATACCCTCTTCATAGCGAGAGTCACATTCAACCTTAGCACATACAATCTCAGCGTTAGAGATTTCATATCCAGCATCATAGAGAGTCAGAGGAGCGATAAACTGAACACCAGTATCGGCTCTTACACGTGCAGTATCTACCGCCGTAGAATATACGATGAAAGCGTTTGTTGTTGCTTGGAGACCACCACCTTGACCAGCAAGGGCAGAGTTTCTGAAACCCTCAGTAGTTAGACGAACAAATCCACCACTTACATCAATATTTGTAATAAGGACTCCAGACGCCGTGACTGCCGCTTGACCGATAGTTAAATTACATTGCTGAAGAGGGTTATCCTTTAAACATATAGAAACGCGTTCACCGACAACAAAAGGACAATCTGCCACCGTTAGACATCCATTCTGTTTGCCTAAGAAAATCGCGGTTCTCTCCGTTGCCGCGAGAGTGAGTGCCCCACCAGCCGCGTCAATACCATGGAAGAATGGATTCTGTCCCATACGACGATTACGATTAACACTATCTAACTGCTTGATGGCTCTTGCAGGGTCTTCTAGATCCACTTCCACGAACAATCCTTGAGTCATCATGACTGGAAAGATCTTAGTACTATCAGCGAAAATTCCAGAATGAATAGGTAGAGAGAGTTTAGCCGTAACAAAATCATTAACTCCCCACTGGGCATTCAGGACATTCACCTCCTTGGGTTTATAGTAAGGATTATTCATTAAATCAATATTGTTGGAAACACTCGTGCCTTGGGTTCCTCTTACGCGAATAGACGGAACAAGAGAACCTTCTCTTAATGCTCTCATTTTCTTAATACTATCGTCTGTGTTATAGGAATACTGAATCTGAACCTTGGAGTTGTAGTCGGAAATCTCCTCTAGTAAAGTGCCTCGCGAGCCAGAATAGATACGAATATTTTTCACTAAACTCTGACCTCCGATGAATGGGTCGAGAGTAAGACGAGTGGGGATAGCACCAGCCGAAAGTTTTACATCAAACTGAAGGTAAGAATTTTTACCATCTAAAAATTTAACAGAAGGGGGAATCTCAAAATCCATCCGACCCCCACCAGAACCAGCGGTTGCCGAATAAGACCGCCCATTCGTCGAAGGGACAGATACTTGTGTTTGCTTGACTCCAATCTTCTCATCATTACGCCAATATGAACTCATTTTATAATACAATAATATAAAATAATTTACAACTAAAATAAAATTAAAAAAATAAAACAAAAATCATGAAAATTAATTACCTCTTGATGCCGCCGTAGTGACACTCTCCGAAACGACCCCACCTCTTACTTGAGATTCAGCGTCACTATCAGCCTTATCTTTTTGATCGTCTTGGGCTTCACTATCCCCTACTGTTTCCGCTATTGCTCCACCAATGGATAATGCAGTTCCGGCGAGTTCCGTGACACCAGCCGCTGCCCATCCTACCGGTCCGAAAGCCGCCATACCAAGACCAGCCAATTGCAACGCTCCACCAACATCACTTAATCCCATGCCGACTTGCTGACCAGTATTCGTTCCAAAGAATTTTCCTCCACTTTCATATCTATTGATTCCTTTGTATAATTCAGTACCTAATCCTAATCCAGTAATCGCCGTACGTCCACCTACACCTATCGCTAATTTACCAGCAATCTTCGCGACTGTTCCAACTTCTTCAGCCGCTTTACCAGCGGTTGCCGTGTCTTCGGCTACCTCTGCCGCACCGCCTATCTCCCCACTTGGGATGTTTTCAACTTCTGACGCTTCTGCTCCACCCAAGAATCCAGACGATGCAGGGGCAGCACCAGATCCACCAGCCGCTCTTGCTCCACTTCTCATGGCGGCTCGTGTGCCGGATGTAACAGCAACATCGGCAAAGGGTTCAGCGGCGGTCGTAGCCTTAGCCGCAGGATATGCTTTCTTTATGTCGGCAAGAGTTGATACACCAACAGAACCTAACCTCGCACTCTGGATACCAACCTTACCACTCGATAGTGCCTCATAATCGGCTAACTGCTCGGAGGCGGCTGATTTTATTTCGTCTCTTTCAGAAGCAATACTTCTATTGAAATCTTTATTAGTCGCATTGGCGTTTGCTGCCGCTGAATCAGCAGACCCTCTCAGGGAGATACTCTGTCCTAAACCATACAAATCCATTTTATAATAACATGATAGAAAATTTATTTTTTACAAATAAAATTATTTATAATGGTTTCTTTAATTGTAATTCCTCTGTGAAATTCTTAAAAAAACGAGGAGGATTGGTTAACTTCATGTAACCGAAATCATATTTATTAGGGGTTGCCTCTTCATATAATTCCATCCATCTTTCCATGCCGCCGAATTGATCTCCGAATTCTTCGCCCACAGCAGTCAAATCACGACGATTAGGGAAGGGACTACCCACAATTAAATCAGTAATATTTGCCCTCAGAATAGGATTCAACGCACCTCTGAATTTTTGAGAAGATACTGCAAGTAATTTAATATTGTAATGACGACTTCTGGTAGCGAGATTCGCGATTTCCTTATCCATGATACCCACACAATCATCTAAAAATAATGCTATCTCTGGTCTCTCTGCTTCCGAAAAAGACAATTGATTATCTAATATTCCTTTGATAATATCTGGATGATATGTGTCGAAACAAATACATCTTTTCTTTAAAAATCTTGAACTTCTATCTAAATTGATCGTGGGCGAAATTACATATATTTCATCAAAGAAGGTTTCACCATTGGGCTTGTCTCCAAAACACGATGGATTCAAAAATAAATT